TTATAGATGTGATAGGTTACATGCTGATTGGCTTTTTGGTTGTATATGCAGCATGCTTTTATGTAGTAGAATTAATTAGGATTATTTCCTAAAAAGTTTAATACTGCTCTTGACAAATACCCTTATTTATGGTATAATAGGGTCATAACAAACAACAACACAAAGGAAAAATAAAATGGCATACGTCGCATACGAAATCAGACAAACAAAAGAAACCGCAACCGGCACGCGTCACCTAGTGCGATGTAATCGACTAGGCAAGTGGGCAATCTGTAGCTGGGTAGGTTCAACCGGTTCGGCTATGGGTAATCCTGAGTGCCAAGGTAACTATGAATATGTTATGAAAAAGTGGAAGAAAATTCAAAAAAAGAGTCAACCAGTGACCTAACGTGTCACGCCTATAGACGATAATATATATATAAGACATTAACACAGTTCAACGAAAGGAACTAAAATGAATACACAATGGAAATCAACAATCGGCATCCTACGAACCTATCAAGGTGATATTGTTCACGTTATAAGCGAAAGCGAATATTGGAACGAAGCAAAGGTTGTCTTTGCGAGTCCAAAAGAAAATCAGCCAACCGGCATCTTTACCGTTGGTCTGCCACGTTTGAAAAAGACTGCGGCACAACTAAGAAGAGAGAAACTATGGAAGGAATGTCAATAATATGAGTAAAAGAAACTATTACAGATTCAACCAAGATCCTTGGAATGATGAAATTTACAAACCTGTTAAAAAGGAGGACGCTATGGTTAACGAACCTAGCAATGAAGATTTGGAACAAGTGGAAGAGGTTTCCGCTGAAGATTGGAATGCAGCCTGCGATCTGTGGGATGTAATGCACGACTTGCACGGTCTCGAAGGTTTCTAAGGAAACTGACTCCGTTCAAACAGGATTTTACAGGAAAAGGAAAGTTATGATAACTGCAGATGATAGAGCCAATGAAGGCTTAGAAGTGTTCGACCTTATGGGCGATCAAGGGTTCGAGATGAAAAATGAAACGCTAAAAATGTGTGCTGAGGATGATGGCACGCTATGGCGTTCTGTTCGTACTCTTAACCTGTTAGATAAAGACGGGAATAAGGTATTCAGCTTGTCGTGGAGTGAAACCGGCGTTTGTGGTTTGCTGAATGATGATAGTTTTTCTGTTGAGATAAAGGAGGAATTTTAATGAGTGAGTATTTTGAATACCTAACCGAATTGCGAGACGGTGGAACCATGAATATGATGTGGGCGCCAACTATGCTACAAGCCGATTTTGACCTGAGCGTCAAAGAGTCGCGCGAAGTATTTAGTAAGTGGTGCGAATCACTGAAAGGAAATTGAGAATGATTAAAGAGATCGAGTTGGTAACTGTCACTCTAGCAGTTGAGTGCGGGGAGATCGAAGAAGGCTTCACACCTGTCGATTGGGCTACACAAGAGTTAGGCTGGTTAAATGATTCAGGAATTTATTTAGTAGAGATTAAGGAAATTGAGAATGATGTATCTTGAAAGGAAAAATATGGAAAGTAGTAAGAAAGCCGGTTGGCTATGTGTGGCGGCATTTATTGCCGGTTTAATTATCTCAGGCGTTGCCGGTTGTAAGGCAGGCGGCAAGATAGAAGGCGGTGCGGAGCTTATAGAAATGAAGCCGCTAGAAACTCAGGAGCTTATCTATCCAACAGTGTTAGATATGGATAAGGTGGCATAGCGCCGCGCCCTGCCGGCGCCCCTCTTGCGGGTGGGGTGTAACAGCTAAGCCTCCCGGTTTCGCCGGGTAAAAGATAGCAAGAAAATGTAGGGTTTTTTATGGTCTTTAATTAAAGAAGTATTGACAAATGTGACGATATATATTATAATGGAGACATACAAGTTAATCAATCGAAAGGATTTACTATGCACGTTGAAATCTTCTTTGAAACCGCTGAACAAGCCGCCTCCTTCAATGACTT